TATTCCCTATTATGCCTAAATATACCTATTTGCGATATTCATTAGGTCCGTATTAGGTCCGTTTTTATGTAGAGAAGGCCTGGGGAAAGGAACAGCGAATTCTTAACACCCAGGCCTATTTGTTAATATTAGATATCAACGATTTAAACTTAGCTACACTACCTTTACCTTTGCTAGTATTATATGCAATCTTCCACATGGATCCAGCTTCATCAATAGTTTTAGGTAATGGTTGTGGTGACCGCCAGTATTTTAATCTAGCCATTACAATAGCTACAGCCATGTTATGTTCTAGGACCCATGACCAATCATTTAAATTCTCAGATTCCCATAAGCTAGGATCGGTCATAGTTGCTTTAGCGCATTGTTCTCTTACTACTTTTCTGTATTTTAAATAATGCTTTACACATGATACAGCACTTTCAGGTTCAAACTGCCAAAAGCTTTTAGCTGGACCATTGTTTAATTGTTGTATGTACTCATACCTAGATTCAACGTATCCAGTCCAAAACAGTAGCTTAACGGCATTATTATGGTTGTACTTATGCCCTAACCGCTTTAAAGTATTTTTGATTAGATTTTTGACCTGGTCGTGGTTCACTTTTTATCGCCTAGAAGTCCAGCAACAATATCAGTAACAACATCTACAAAGTCACGAAAAAGTTCAGATTCTCGCTCATTACTAGTAAATGGTATATTTATTTTAGCATCTAATTTTTCAGCTAAAGCAATTTCAAATTCTTCAGATTGTATATGTTCAATGAACTTTGCTTTTACATCTTCAGCTTGTTTCTCAGCAATATTCATTGCAGATGCTATGATTAGTTTTGTCATATTCATTTAGAGTATCCTCATTATTAGGTTTACGATTATTGGTAATGCTATTAGACCTATGGCTCCATAAGTCTGTATAACAATTATGTCTTTCTCGTGTTTGTCTACCTTTCCATTAATTTTATCTAAATGTCTCTCAATTTTATTTATTGATTTAAACAATGTAAATTGTCTTTCGCTTAGTTGTGTAAGGTGTGCAATTATCTCTGTATGTTTTTCTTCGCTCATCATTTACCTTTTCTATCTTTCCCAAAAATATTTATCTTGTACCACTTTTGTATTTCTTCTATCTCAGCATCATGTATTGCGGAGAGGTCATCAACTCTTTTATCAAGACTTCGTATTGATTCTTCAGCAACTCTAAGTCTTTGTTCATATTTGAAAATGATGCCGCCCAAGCATATGCATGATATAACAATATTGCGAATCCAGGCCAAATTAATTGATATAATCGCATTATCAGATACAGTTCGTATGTTTGCGGAACGATACGTTTTTTCTTCATGAGTCATCCCCTAGGTCCCAAGTATTACACAACCGCCTAGCACTACAAAAAGAAATACTACAATTGATATATAATCTTTCCAATCTTCGTTCATTAGTGATGTCCATTCAAGCGACTAATAATCCCTTTGATTTCTGAGATTTGTGCATCCATATCTGCTATGTCCCTGGATATAGCCTCATGCCTACGATTTCTTTCATCGCTTTGCTGTTCTGACTCGCGCTGTATCCTATCAACTAACTTTAAAACAATTGATTGTGTATTAGACATTACTTCAGACATAGCACTAGCATTTTCCCTGATAGTTTCTAGTTCCTTATCCTGATTGGCCTGACTTTTTATAATGTTCGTAATCATAAAACCGAACAATAACGCCATTACCCCAGTTACACCAAGGGTCCCATAAGCATCTAGTAATGTTGCTGTATCCATATCCGCATCCCTTCTATTATCCCAGGCTATCTTTCAGCTTAGTATAAAAATGGGTATGCCCACCTACTAATTCATCCATGTTAAACTGGGTATTATTTATTTTATTTTCAAGATTCTCCAAATGTGCGACTAACTTCTTTTGGTCATCAGTCATTTTACTTATCGGATATTCTTTACCATCAATGGTGACTACAGGGTCGTTTTTCTTTTTCTGTGTCATTTTATTACTCCTAAACCAGTTAAGGTTTCGTTTGTGTTGTTTACTCTTCGCCATCTTCCAAAGCCTCGTAATCAGCTTTAATGGCTTCCCATGATTCTTTTGCACTAGTCAACTCTGCAATTTGACTTGTTAAATCGTTGATGGAATAATCAACTTCACTTAAATTGTACTGAGTTATTCTATCAGCAAGTTTGCTTCCAGTATCAGGATTGAATTGCCTTGTTGCTATTTTAATTTCATCATGACTTTTTTCTGCTATTGCTTCTACAATAACATTTCCATCATCATCTGTTTGTTCTTCAACTGCTGGTAAGTCTACTATTTTTACTTTACTCAGTACGCTCCTTCCAGCATCTTTAGATTCTTTATAGTTTATCATTTTATTCTCCTAATTATTGATTATAATCTATTTTATCAATTCTTATTTTGCTGTAAGTTGTATTCAATGGTACAGTTCCACTTGATTCTCTGTCTAAAACCAATGAAGTCACTTTTACCCAAGTGTTTAAAGAACCAGTAGTTATTCTTATTTGACCAGCCATAGCACCTGAATTGTAGTTAGCACCATTGCTTCTTATATACATAGCTTCTAATCCATAGCTATCAAGCAATGTGTTACTACTATTATAATGTTCAACATATGTAAGGCATGTAAATCTGTTACTAGCACTCTGTGCAGTGACAACTAAAGTAACAGATATTTCATATTCACCAGCCCTTTTTAATGTAATTTTTTCATCATTATCTGTATGACTTATATATGTTCCATTTTCAGTTGATGGCGTTCCAAATAAAATATCACCTTTTGTTAAAGAGACTCCAAAGTTGATGTTTGTTGCAGTAGTTGCACATTTAAATACTGTTGTTGGCGATACTGTTATTGATGGTAGTCCTTCAATACTAGCGTTTGTAAAATCTATATCAGAATTGAATGTTACCGCATCTTCATGAGTTACTTGTTGGTCAAAAGTAGCACTACCTTGAATTTTTAAACTTCCAGCAACGTCTAACATAGCACTAGGGCTTGTATGGTTTATTCCAATGTCACCACTACTATTTATGTATAAACGACTAGTTGAACTACTAGCGGCTGTGAGATTTATTCCACCACCACTTACTCCTCTAATTTGTCCTACACCACTACCATCTCTATGTAAAAGAATATAAGGGTCACCACTTGCCCTATTAATTCTCATACCATCTACTAAATCAAGTTTATATGCTGGACTTGTAGTACCAATGCCTAATCCAGTAGAATGTAAAGTCATTTTTGTAGAATTACTTGTACGGAAATACAGCTTGTCACTAGAGTGTTCGTAAACAAATCCACCTTGTGAATATGAGTTAGTATCGCCTAAATAAATATTACTATATCCGAGATTACCACTCATTAATTGCATTTGTGCAGTATGACTTGCGGCATTAGTATTGCCAATGTATAAAGCAGAATCACTATGTCTTGTATTACTACCACTTTTACGAATATCAACTGGACCATAAAAAGTAGATGAACTATCTGCTTGATTAAGTGTTAATAAACTATAAGAACTAGTAGTCAAATCATTATGAAATCCATCTACTACTTTAGTACCTATAGTAAATTTTCTTTCACCACTTGTACCATCCATAGTCCCAGTATACCAACCATAATGATGACCACTTACACCATGATTATATGTTATACCTACTGGATAATCATCACCAGTATCTCTTATCTGTACTATTGTACCACTAGAACTATTACCCTGAATGTCTAATTTTTGAGAAGGTGAATCTGTACCTAAACCTGTTACTCCATTTGACTTTACTGTCATAAGGCTGGTACCATCATATTTCATTACATTTAATACTTTATCAGCAGTACCATCTCTAGTATTTTTTACTTCTAATCCATAATAGTTCCCACTTGGATTATCATTGTATCCAGCAATCCTTATTCCATTATTAGATTGTAATACTAACCTTCCATTATGGCTACCAGTTCTTACATTGTTAATAAAATCGTTTCTAAAAATATTTCTTATTGTACCACCACCATTTGGCAAAGAAGTACTAAAATCTATTGCACAATCAGCACTAGATTTACCAATACCAATTCTTGTTTCTGAACCAGTACTTCTAACAGAAAACATATCCATTGAATTAGCATCATCTCTAACATGAAAAATTTGACTAGGTGTAGTTGTACCTACACCAACTTTGCCATCAGATTTAACTGTTAACTTTGCAGAATTATTTATACCTAATGAAACTGATTGTCCAGTTGGTGCATTAATTACTGTTGACCCAGTTGGTGCTTGTTTTACTGCATAATTATAACCAGTAGCATAATCAAAATGACTAAGGTACATATAATCAGTAACTGCACTAAAAAGTTTTGCCCTACCTAATATTGTTAAAGCATTTGTATCAGGTGCTACTGATAAAGCACCAGCTGGAGAAGAAGTCTGAATTCCAACCTTGCCAGTATTGCCTATAAAAAACTGTACGTTACTACCATCAGGTTTAAATTGCATTGTATTATTTACTGACCTTATAGAAGATGTTGTGCCATTAGTTGTATCGCCTAACCTTAATTGGTCTACAGTTTGTGCAGTTGCAAAATAACCAGTACTTCTTACATCAAGACCATATACTGGCGAGGTTGTGCCTATGCCAATTAAACCATCTCCAGCAATTGTCATTCTTGTTGTATTATTAGTTGCTAAATGAAGAGGTATATTTCCATAAGTACCAAGTTGTACATTTGCACCAGCAAAAAGAAATCCCCTTAATGTAGAATTTTGATATAAATCGTTTTGACCTTGAAAAGATGTTCTGCCAGTTGTAGGTCTTGTGCTACTTCCAAAATTAAAATAAGCACTACCATTAACATCTAAATCTGTTGCTGGAGAAGTTGTCCCAATTCCAACATACCCAGTAGTATCTGCTATAACTACTTTATCAGTACCAGCTTGTTGAAATCTATGTGAAAATCCACCACTGCTACCTAATGCATTTAAATATAAACCATTACCACTAGCTGACCTAAATGTTGAAGTAGCAGTAATAATACCATTTACATGAAATATACTTGAAGGACTAGTAGTTGCTACTCCTACATTACCATTTGAACCATTAACAAAAATTCTGTTTTGATAACTTGCAGTTCCTATACCTATGCTATTTGTACCATGTTTAGGGTATATACTAATGTCCCCGCCACCAGTAGTACCAAGTCTATAATTTCTTACTTGTATATCAAATGTACCAGCACCCGCTGAATGTGCAATATCAGTTGGTAAACCAACAGAACCAGCATTTACATAAAATCCTTGATTGTGACCATCTCCCTTTACATCAAGAAAACCTCTAGCAGAAGTTGTGGTATCTGTACCCATTTTAATTTTACCATCAGTTTGGATACTCATTCTTTGTGTATGTGTGCTAGTACTATGAGTTCTAGTTTGGAATATTAAACCTTGGTCTGCACCAGTTTTAAAACTTTTTATTGCTAAATATTCATAATCACTTCCAACTGTTCTAAATCCAAAACCACCAGTTCCTGAACCAGCTATGTAGCTAAAATCAGACATATTGGTTTCTATTTTTTTGCTTGTAGAACTATGAAGAAGGGATATAGTTCCATGAGTTCCACCAAAGGAATTATTACCAGAACTATTAAAAGCATGACCAAGATTAGCTTGGTATTTTAAATAATAACTATCTCTATATATTTCGTGAGTACCACCACCAGGAAAACTTATTTTACTACTTGTTCCAAGAGATAAATATAAATGCCCATAAGATTCAGTATTCATATTCAAGCTTGAAGAACCAAGTGATATTTTATCATGCGCTCCATCTACTTGAAACTTTACTCCAGCACCATGGTCATTAAACCTAAATCCTCTTGTAGATGTAATATCTAAAAATTCACTTGTAGTACGAGGACCTTTATAAGCATCATAATAAGTATCACCACTTGTTACTTTTATATTTCCACTTACATGAAGTGCTTCACTAGGTGATGAGGTCCCAACGCCAAGCTTACTTGTAACGCTTACAACACCGCTGGAATCTTCTGCAATTATTTTTTTAAATGTAGGCATTAAGGATTATCCGTTCTTTGTCATTTCCTTTTCGAGGTTACCAGCTAATCGTTCTAATAGCTTACCAAAGGCTATAGAATGTTCACCCTTAATGGTGGCCTGATTCATAACTTGTACTATTAGATTTAATTGATTGGCATCTAATTCAACTTTCAAGATTACTCCTATGCATTTTTCCCAGTTTTGTGATTACAGCATAGGCTTGTTCAATTTCCGTTCCCTCGAAATTACTTCTCTTAATTAATCTTAATAAAAAGTCAGTATCCCGAACATCTAACCTATGAACTATAGGCTGTTGAGGTTCGGGAATATTATCCGACCTTTTCTTCACTATCTTAGACACCTACTTAAGCAGTTCTAACGTATGCCACCCCACCAGCTACCTGGAATCCACCAACTGGTACTGATGTGTCTGTTGTGTCTAATGTTGCTTTTACAGACTGCAATGCAATCCTGGTCCCACTAGATGGTAAGGCCGCTGAACTATTACTTCCAACAACCCAGGCACCTTCTGATGAATCATACCAAAAACAAGCATTATCTCCTGACGAACCTTGTTCAACAACGATTCCAGCATCAACAGCTGTACCAGTTAAATCACTGTTAAGTACTAAGGTATTATCTGCAATTTCTAATGTTTCTGTGTTAGTAGTAATGGTTGTTCCACTTACTGTTAAGTCTCCACCAACTGTTACATTACCAGTAAAAGAAGGACTTGCTAAAGGTGCTTTTGCATTAAGCTGAGTTTGAATATTAGATGTAACTCCATCAACATAATTTAGTTCGGCAGTTGTTGCTGTTACTCCATCTAATAAATTTAATTCTGTTGCAGTAGCTGTAACACCATCAAGAATATTCAATTCAGCAGTTGTAGATGTTACCCCATCAAGAATATTTAATTCTGATGCAGTAGCAGTTACTCCATCTAAGATATTTATTTCATCTTTAGTTGCTGTTACTCCATCAAGAATATTTAATTCAGCGGCAGTAGATGTAACTTGAGTACCATTTAAATGAAAATGTACAGTTCTTACACTTCTTGTATGAATATCATCCCAAACATTACTAGCACCACCTAATTGAACACTTCTATTTGCAGTTGGTTGTAATATATCTTTGTTAGCAGAATCATCACCACTACTTATAAATTCCATAGTATCTGTATCATCATCGATACCAAACAATATTTTACCTTCAGCTGGTGAGCCATCAAATTCAAATTTAATTCTAGGTTTTTGGTCACTTACACCTATTAATAATGCATTGTTTGTAAGTTCAGTTACATTGCTAATAGTATTGTCAAGATTTATTGTTACATCACCACTAGCACCGCCACCATTTAAACCAGTTCCAGCACCTACAGTTGTTATATCTCCTGATTGTGCATCAGCCCAACTAAATGTACCATCACCATCTGATTGTAAAACTTGGCCTGAAGTTCCATTTGCACCAAGTCCAGCTAAGTGTACTGGGTCTACTGCGCCATCTGCAATTTCTGCTGAATTAACCGCATCATCAGCCATCTTTGCATTTGTTACTGCATTTGATGCTAATGCTGTAGCATCTACAACTCCCGATGCTAAACTAGTTGATAATGCTACTGCACCACTTCCATTAAAGCTTACTGCACTAGCAGTGACATCACCAGTAATACTAAAGTTTCTTGCTGTTGTTAATGTGGCACTAGAACCAGTTGTGCTTTGCGCTATAGTATCAGCACTTGTTTCTGTAACCACCTTTTTAAATGTTGCCATTTGTTACTCCTTATTATCTTGATGGTTTATGGTATAGCCACAAAAACCTGACCATCTTTGTTTACAATATCCCCATCCGTTGGGCTAGATGGTAATGTTGAAACACTTTTTAATTTCAATGTACCATCATTTTTTGCTTCCAAACCATTGTCAGCATCTAAAATCAATGTTCCATTTGGTCCATTAATTTCAATTTTTTCTTTCATTATTACTGGTCTAAGTAGATTTAATCTTGCGCCATTTGTGGCATCGTAATTAATTCTAGCTACGTTAACCTGGCTATCATTTGTTTGGTCCCTTAAACTCAACATATCTGCCTTTATATCATCAGCTGTAATATCATCTATAGTTAAATCACCAGTTACAGATAAATCACCAGTAATAGATAAATTTCCATTCAAGCTATTTATCTCTAAGGTCCCAGCGGTCAACTCCCCAGTTACTGTTAAATCACCAGTGACTGTTGTATCTCCAGTTATTGTTGTAGTACCAATTATATCTAATGTGTCTGTACCTAGATATAAAGGACTGCCAACTCCTTCACCATCAAAAACACGCTTAGCTGTAGATTCCAAACCCTGATTAGGTGTGCTACTGGCTACAGTCAATAAATCTTTATATGTTTCCGCTGGTGTTTTATTTAATAATGATGCCATAATTACTCCGAATTTTTAATAATATGCAGAAGTATTAAACATATTTAAGCGTTATTTTTCATATTCATCTTGATTCCTAAGAAACCTATCCACCCTATTATTTATAGCATCTTCTTGTTCTTGGGTTAATTGTGGGTTTTTATCAAGATAAGATTCAGCATATCTAACAAGCTTATTTACTTCAGCCTCTGTATAATTTTTTCTCTTAGAATTCTTAAACATGTTAAACATATATTCCAGTTCTGAATTCTTTCTAAACTCACCAAAAAAGTTTCTTATTAAAGGAACTTCATCTACTTTAAGATTATTTTTATATAAATCAATTGGTGCGCTAATTAATCTTGCTACACTTTTACCTAATCCACCAGATAGATATTGAGTAAAGTATTCCAAAGTTTCAGGGCTTACATCCCCAAATCCATCTAAAGGACCATGTTCAGCACCGACAATCTCACCATCTTCATCATATATAAATTTATTTCCAGTCAAAGCATACCAAAATTCAGCAGATTCTTTATATACGGCTGGTGTGTTATCCCATGCTAGTTGTACATCAGCTGGTGCCTCCTGATATACTTCTGGATATATTGGGCCACCATAAAAATTTTTATTAGCACCTAACTGTATAAATGGCTTTACAATTGTAGGTGATATCATTTGTTCTATAGGTGAATCCCCTAATGGATTAAATGAAGCATTTATAGCTGTTAACAGCCTAAATAACTGGTCTGATTTATCGATTGGCTGTCCACTATGTGCGGCCCATGCAAAGTCTCCAGTAATGTTACCTACAACTTTAAATACATTAAATCCATATGGTAATCTAAATTTTAGATACTTATCACCTTCACCATATTTTGCTACGAAATAATTATCTTTTACAAAATTACCTAACTTATCATATTCTTCATTATCGTCAGCCATGTGATTTACAAAAGATTCCATAAATCCCATTGCTACTAATGTGGCTACAGCTTGTTGTGCTTTTTTAGATTTCCCTACAACTGTCATTATTCTGTAACTACCTTGCAATCCAGCATTAGCAAATAACCATAAACTATTTATTAATGGTCCCCATTCACCTTTTCTATTAAAGTTTATGGTTACATTCTTTGCCGCTGATGCCGCTTTTGCATCTGAATAACCAGCATCTATCATAGCTTTAAATAATGTAAGTCTTACAGAAGATTCTGTTGCTTCGTTTAATGACTCAACAAATCCTAATATATTTTTACCAGCATCTTTAATTGTGTTCTTGTCTTGACCTACTTTATTTAAACTCTTTTCTAATCCATCTAATTTTTGTTCTATGCTTTGTATATCAAAAAATCCAGTTTTACCACCAGCAAGTCTCATTCTATTGTATAAGTCACCCCACTCAGAATCAACTTCATCATTTTGAACAATATCATAAACAGCTTTCCAACTATTTTTTAAGTTTGTGGGAGACAAAGCCTGACTTCTTATTTCACTACCTTGTTCAGCACTTATATTGATACCAGCTGTTTGAATGTCTCTGACAAAATTTGAAAATATGAATTCTACATTATATATAGTATTTACATATCTTAGGTATGTGTTAAAATTATTTAAAATAGGTATAGCTTTTGATACGCCTATACCTCGTAATGCTTTTGCTATTCTAGTACCTTTTGGTCCCTTGAAAATGATTCTCTTAGTTTTACCATCTACTTTAACATTTAAAACATTATCCTGGTTTACTTTATTACCTTCACTATCTTTTGCAGATAATGGTGTCATATATTCAATTTCACCATTGTCATTATAAACTGGCTTATGACTAATACCTTTAACTTCAAATGCATCACTTGGATACGCCTGGACCAAAGCTAATACTTTTTTATTTACCTCATTCTTTTCCGCTCTAATTATAGCACTATGCATTCTTTCAGCCGCACTAACAATAATATTCTTGACTGGCTTTTTACTACCTTTCGCTCTAGCATATTCTCTACCGCCAAAAATATTAAAACCCTTGCCTTTATCCATGCCTAAATAACCGCTTGAATTCACTAAATTATCAGTATCATCCATCTCTCTAAATAATGGCACATAATTTTTAAATACTCCATCTTTCAGACTATCATAATCCTTTTGACTTAATAAACCAGCATCTAATCTTACCTTTAGTTCTGGTTCAATAAATATTTGCCTAAACTCTTTAGTGTACGCTCTTAAATTTTTTAAGCCATACTTTTTATTTAGTTCAGCTTTTATTCTTTTAGCTTCGCTATTTGACATACCACTACCACCATCTTTATATTTAGATTTAGGTAATCCAGCTATGTAAGCATTTCTTTCTGCGGCATGTTGGGCATGTAAATACCTACTAAAATCATCAATAGATATACCAACATTTTTTATTAGTCTATTTACAAAACTATCTTGTTTATGACCATTAATAGCTATGTCATTAAAATCAGATATTCTTTCTGGCATTCTACCAACAGCTAATTCTGCGGCTAATGCAACATCTCGCTCTTCAGTGACTTTATTATTCTCTAAAAATTGACTTTCAATATCCTCTTGCCAGGTTATTATAGGCGTAAGGGCATCAATAATCTTTCTTCTTACAACACCAGAAATACTTTCATCTGATAATTCTAATGGGGCGTTTTTTGTAGCCGACTTTATTTGTGCGGCTAAATTAGGATTGGGTCCTAGCTGGTAGGTTAACTGGTCTTGCTTGGCTTTCTTTTCAAGCGCTTCTCGAATTTGTTGTTCAACTTGAGGTCCATAATGATTGTCGAGCCTTTTTTGTATATCGGGTCCGAAGCTGTCGGAGAGTTTATTACGATACCGCTGTCCAGCACTATCTTTTTTCCAGTTGTTGTTTGTTCTTTCATAATTTATCCCTAGTTCATCTAAATTTAACTCCATCCCAACTTCTTTCATAACCCTTTTTATTGCTGAAGTTAGCTGGGTGCTATAGTTATTTATATCTACGCGCTTAACATTTGTAGGTATCATAAGAGCGCCATCATCAAAATATACTGATGGCATAAATTTTTTCGGTAACTCATCTTCTAAAATTGCTATAACAGCATCTTTATTAGCTTGTGTATCTAAATTAGGATGGCTTAAGCGTAAACCTAACATAGCACTATTTGGATTAGTTCTAGAATAGGCTACATTTTCTTTCTGTGTAATAAGCCCAATAGAATGCATTAAGCCTTTTACTGCTTGAGAACTGCCACGAACTTTAATATTTCTTCCATCAGTTTTTATAACTTTTAGGCCCATCTCTTTAGCTAGTTTTTTAATTGGCCCATTCAATATCTTCTTATTTAATGATTCTTTTTGCCTTGGTCTGAGTCTTTCAAATGCATCACCATACTGCCTATACAAAGGACTATTTTTGTCCATGTCTAGCTTAAAAGATATTTGCGGCTTTATTAATTCCATTGCATCTGGTATTGACTGCCCATCAGAAGTTTCTGACATTCTAGCTATAGCTGTCCAACCAATAGCCTGGACCTGATGTGGCTTTAGGTTACCACCTAAATATCCCATCTCATTTAATTTATCAGTCAACTCATTCATATAACGACTAGCATATTCATACTGAGTTTCTGAAGGACCAGCACCTTCCTGGTCAATAACTAACCCCTTCAAATCATTTTTATTTACAGCTAGTCTTTTTAAAATATTCATTAGCTTTCCGTCTATAAAACCAGCATCTCTAAATGTATGCCTATCAATAGCAACTGGCGCTAATCCAAATGGGTCATCCATCATTACAGTTCTTGTAGACTTGCCTAATGCACTATCTAAAAAGTCATATAGTTTTGCCCCAGCACCTTTCACTACTCTTTTACCTTTTAAGGCTGATTTTATGTTTGTAGCAACGGATTCAGTTCCAGGTGTTTTAAATGATGGCAGTGCGGCTTTTAATTGTTCACCAGCTAAGAATGTATTAGACAATGCTTGTAATGGACTAGCCTGGACATTACCAAGTAACCATGCAACCATATAATTAACTGCATCCTTTTCTCCAAACTCTTCAACAAAACTAGGATATGCTTCTTCATACCATACAGCGGCTTTCATCACCTCTTCATCATTTAAAGTGCTTTCTACTTGACGTATCCAATCTTCTGGGGTTTTATTTCTACCCAAAATCATTACACCGCCATTTTTAAGTTTTACCTCTACTCTTTTATTGATTTGTTGACCTACACCCCTGGCTCTTTTCTTAGCCTTAGATACTCTATTAGCCTTATCCTCATCTCCAACAACATCAGGATATAAACCAACAGCTTTTTCAACGACAGATGATTCTAACTGAAATGTTATATCATTGTTTCTAGGGTCAAATGTTCCTCTGTTAAATTGTGATTTTATTTGATTGGGTTCAAAAGCAACTACATGCATTGCTGGACCCATAATAGGGCTAAACATGCCTGAGTATCTATCATGTGCATTGTTTAATACTATACCATCAAATCCAGCCGCTTCAATAACTCTTCTGATAAACTCATTACCCATTAGCTTACCATCTTCATTTTCAATATCTGCTACAATATCAGAATCTTTCATTATCTTCATAAATTCTGACCCAGTTAATGACATATCAACTGCACTATTGAAAATCAACTGTTGTATTTCGCGAACAGAATCTTCATCATATCTATAATTCAAATCAGCAAAGATGTCTGGTATTGCATCTATCATATCTACTACTGGACCAGTTTCATCTATTACCTCTCCAGTCTCTTCATCTAATTCATATTCATACTCTAAATATGTATCTGGTGTTATATCACCATCTTTAGAACCTAATACAAATGGATTCTGTATGGATAAATACACTGGCATAACATTGCCTTTATTTTCCATAAACTCATCCATTATAAATTTATCGTATATCTGGTCTTGTCTCGCTGACCTACCATACTTATCTCCAAATAAATCTTGTGCAGATTTTTGACTTTTAATTAATAAATCTGGACTTCCTTCTGTTGCATAACTACGATTGACATCATTTATATTGCTAGAGAAATAAAATCCACTACCAAAATCTGATTCATGAAATGTTTCAGCTATATCAAATGTTTGAAAGTTTCTTGTTGTACCATGGAACATTCTTAATGGTGCGCTAGTGTCATCATCCCTAGTTATTTTAGAGTCTTTAAACCAGTTGCGAAATTCTGGTGTGTCTATACTTGGTTGTAATTCTTTATTACGAGTGTTATGCCAATTCTGGAAATTGGGGTCATCATCTAACCTATCTAGTAGCTGATAGGATTTTGGGGCTTTAGGATTCTTTTTAGTTGGTGGTGGATTCTGAAATTGTTCCAAATAGTCTTCACCATACAAAGCAATATCTTCATCAACCATTCTACCAAATTCTTCATTAACTTCAATTCCTTCCGTTGGTCCGCGCATCTTATCAAAAACTAGCGTTCCATCGCTCATTTGGCCCATTTTTTCTATAAATTCGCTAGAAATGTCCTCTGGAATGTAAATTGCATCCTGAAATTCTTTCGATATCGTTTTAAAGCCGCCTATGGTGTATAAAATCGCATCTGAGAATAACTCAAGGTTACCATCGCCTTCCTCTGTAAAACGAAGATTATACCCTATTTCTGAAGCAAGTTTTCTGACGGACCTTGCCCAAATTTCGATTTTATCCGCTAAGGCTTTTTCTTCGGCGTTTTTTGAGTTTCTAAGCTGTTTGAGTCTTGCTTCGACTGCTTCTTCAAGAAGTGTGCTTCTATCCGCTCTGCTGGTGAGCGATATATTGCCTTGAATATCATTCGTGCCTCTTGCAGTGACTGCGAATTGTCTTTCTCCATCTTTGGATTCGACTTCTGAGAATCCATTGCTTTCTGGGTCATAACCTAACTCCCTTATTCTACTTTCTGAAAAAACTCTATCCCCATTGTCATCTGCATCGTATTCTATATTTAATGGGTTTGCTTCATCATCGTTGATTTCTTTTGCTGTTGTCTCTATTGTTATAGCATCTCTTTGCTGTACTTCAGCATCTACTTCATCATCTCCTGGGTTCATATCTTCGTTGGTAGCCATGATGCCATTGACTACGCTTTGCGCTGTAGATGGTCCATATTCCGCAGTAACATCTACTGCCATCCTTCCACCTTGTATTGGTAGTAAACCAGCGGCTGTTTGTTTTGCAGTCTCCCATGCTTCATCTACCATACTTTGCCAGGTCCTTGTAGGTACACCTTCTAGTACAGCACCTACTTCTGTTGTTAGGAATTCTATACCTAACTGCAATTCTTCTTCTGCTATTTGTGTTGCCCAATCCTTTCCATATTGTTGTACCCACTTTCCAACTAAATCACTAGTAGACTTTGCTATAACATCATTAGCTTTTTTCTGTAAAGACTTAGGTATAACTTTACCAATCTGTGCTTGTTCTACTAAACCATAAAATAATCCACCAGTGTTAGCAAGTAAACTAGCTGTTCTTGGGTCCACATCTCTACTTAACATATTTTTAAGCATGTTTCCAGCGCCTTGTCTGGAAAAATAAAAACTACTACCTACAGCAAATCCAGTAGCGCCGCTCATAGGTACAGTTACTATTTCTTCTGGAAGTACTGCTTGTGGTCCCATTTGACCAACTATTGCCGCTCCAGTCATACCAGCCGCCGCTCCTGGTATACCAGCTTCAAATCCTTTTGACATAGAACCAGCTAATTGACCAGATGCCCTAGCTACATACTCTAAAAAGTTATCAGCCTCAATTGGGTCATTTTGCGCTATTGCCTCATACTGACTATATGCTTTTTTCAAATCTTCAAAATCTTGGCTACCAGGCACATTATGAAATGAATCATAAAAAGCTACATCAAAATCTGCGGCTTTCCTGGACCTCTTAAAAGACTTCTTAAATGTACCAATAATACCTAAATCTGGTTTTGTAGATACTGGCTTTTTCTGTTCTTCTTTCTGCGCTTCCATCGCATCGAAGATTCTTTTGTTATCAAAACCATCTTTGCGAAGTTTTTGTATCTGATTTAGTTCTTTAGGCGTTTTAAACTTATCCTCTGGTTCAACAGCAAAATTAGGGTCATCACCTAATTCTAAAATTTTATCAACTATAGTTTGATTAGACGTATCTGTAGTATCCTTGCTGGGCTGTATAGGACCAGACTTATTATGATAATATTGTCGTAAAAAATCTAAATCAGACATACTATTGGTTCATACTTTTAATAAATGCATCGTATTCAGCTTTTAAACCAGCGCGTGTAAATTCGGCTTCAACTTTATCCATATCTCTATTGTACTTTCTTACAGCCGCTAATACTAATTCTTCCATATCAAATCTTAATTCTCTATCTCTCTTCTGAATAGCTAATCGTTTTTTTTCTGTCAACTCTTTAAGTTCTGCTTCTTTTGCTTTTATATCTTTTCTTCGTAATGTTTTAACATTTGTATCAGCCATACTTGGGCGTTTTAGTGCCTCGTATTTAGCATCTAACCCATCTATTTGTCTTTGTATGTTATTTATCTCATCATTACTTTGTGCTAGTTTGCGCTTGTATGGAACAAACTCTAATTTTATCTTGTCTCTTTCACTCTGAACTTTATCTATTTTTTTCTTTTCTGCTTTAGCTACTGACTCTTCTTCTTTTTTCGCTTTATCTGCAATTCTTTCCTTCCAATCGGATTGAGTTTTAAGGTTGTCTTTAGTTCTTTTATCTTGTCTAGCCTTACCTTCTTGAAATTTTTGTGCATCTGTTTTTTCTTTGACTTTAGCCTCATTCAATAACTTAGCCTTTTGTTCTGGACTAAGCTGTCTCCATAAATCAAACCTAGCCTTATCTTCACCTGGGTCAGGCATTTCTGTTTGACCTATATTTGTCTCTACATTACCAGAACTACCTCTATTAACTTTAGTAGAGGCCCTCAATAAACTATCCATATAACCTTGTGCCATAATTAAATCCTATCGAGTTAAAATATCATAATTCCTAATTATCCAGTCTAACAGACTAGCTTTCTTTTCTTTGGCCATTTTCGTTTTTTCTTCAGGCTTTGTACTTTTTTCATCTTTATCAGATGTACCAAATAAATATTCATCTAGCGCTGTTGTTCTTGCTTGGTCAAAATAACCATCTATACCAGTTGATGCCGCATCAAAGAAATCATCAGTAATGCTGTCACCTCTTTGCAACCTAGCTAATGCATTATTATAATCAATATTTTCTATACCCTGACCAATTCTAGCCGCTTCCTCTAAACCTTTTACCTTGCTTTGTTCATTTGCTTGTGCAATCTCTTTTGCTATCCTAGCAAGTTGTAAAGTTGTTTGACCGCCTTGTTTAAGCATTTGTTCTGCTGGTATACCACTATTTTCCAAGCCTTGTTTTATAGCTAAGTTTCTGATATTTTGGTTACCCTCTTTTTGAGTTTGCTTAATATCTGAAATAACTTCATTCTTTACATTATTACCATAAAGACCTTCTTTTCCAATCTGCCTTTGCTTATTTAATAATGCAGTGGTATCGCTTGATACTTTTTGTTGTGGGGCTGGTCTGAAAAGCTTACTTAAACCTTTCATTACACCAGGGGCCGCCGCTAATAATCCTCTTGTATATGCATCCATACTTAACTCACTTTCGTTCCAGTAAACATAAATGTGTTACCTTCATTATCCTTAAAATATATTCGTGACTGGTCACTAGTTGGTTCACTTGGCCCAATCTGACCTTTTTTAATTGTAGTAAAAACAAACTGACCTGGTTTAATATCATTTGATTTTACCTCTCCAGTTGTTACCCTAGTCTTAGTTTCTTTTCTTCTAGTTTGAGTGACTTGCTGTACACCCTTGTCAGTTTTTTCATCTGCAAATCTTATTCTAGCCATCTATTTCTATCTCCAATTTTCTTATAACTACATCCTGATTATCATTTTGAGTTTGTAACTCAATTGATAATGCCTTAGCCCTGGCTCCTACAGATGGCCTTCTACTAACTATTTTACTCCCACTACTATTTGCTGGAAAATCAATAGAAAACAATGCTGTGCCAGTTAGTTCTCCATCCGCATATCCCTTGCATGTAATAATACTGCCACTATCATAATGGAGATTTATTCTCCTAATAATATTTGCTTTATCATATCCACCACTAATATCAATTATACCAGTTTGATATTTGCCCTGGATTTTCTCAGTACTACTGCTATTATGTAATTCTCTTATTTCAGTCTTAAATGCCATTATGGACTCGGATTAGGGTCATAGACTCTTACCCCATATAGGTCTAAGTCATCGTTAAGAGTAAAAAAATCTGATACTTCAAAATTTGTTAAATCTGTAAAAACATACTTTGTCCATATGCTTTGTAATAAATCATATATAAATATATTATTTGAATTGTTTCCAAATCTGCATATAAGCCTATCTCGTTTAATATCGTATACCACCTTGCTACTATCTTTATTGGTAATAGATTGATATACATCCTCAATTGGTTTAGTAATAGGAACAAATGTGAAATCTGGCCTTATTTGAAACATATTATCATTAGCGCAAAAGAAAAGATTATCTTTAGCGTTTACAATACTTTCAGGCGCTATACACCCAACACTAGTATTTACCTCTAATAATGTGAACAATGCTGGGTCCCCAGATGACACATCTAATCTGAATACACCTCTAGTCATAAATACTACTAGATTATTAAGAATTCTATTTAAACCATTTATAGAACCACCTTGTTGGTCCAGAATCCTAATATAATTAGTACTAGGTATAATATCTGGCTGTCCTGGTTCGCTATACATAACAAAATCAGGATGATTCTCAGGATTTCCATTGGGGTCTAGTCTTACATTACCCACAAAGTGAGTATCACCAATCATTTGACTAAATTTATATCTAGTATCTACTTTCGTATCATCATCTGTAAATGGTGGCTGAAAACTATTTGTTAAACCAATATCATAAAAATGTAATACCGAGTGTGTGCTATCTCTTGATAATACATAATCTTTATATAAGTCTACAGAATCATTATCAGAGTAAGCATCTATATTATCAAGCCTTACTGCTTTACCTACAGATTCTAAAACAACTCTTTGGCCATCACTTGCATTTACAGCAATGTATCCATTAGCACCATTAATACCAAATCTGTCCGAATCAGGTATGTCATATATTAAGGCCTTGTCATGATAAACTGTATTTGATATATCAGCTGTTTTATTAGGCGTAGCTTGTATTACCCCAAGATTTGTAACTACGACTCTAACAATTTTACTTGTTCTGTTAAAAAAATAATTAGGGTCTGGTGCTTGAGTATTTACAGCAACTATACCTTTTTGTAAAAGTGATGTAAATGTTGAATCATTTCTTGGTGCATCGTTAGAGTCAGCTACCCAATCTGTTCCATTGGAACTAGTTAAGTTTACAGTAAATATTCTAGGGCTGTTGTTTAAAGAGTTTATTGCATCATCTGTGCCATCATCATTTTCGCCTAGAATACAATATAATAATTGTACAGCAGATTTAACACTGCTAGATGTATAATTTATTACATCAAGTACACCACCTGATGCTGTTAAAGAAGCATACTCATCTATAAAAGTATTACTAAATACATGACCATTACCTTCATATACTGTTTTGTTTTTAAATACAACATTATCAGTATCGCTAGACGTATTTATTGGGACCTCACCAACTTGATAATAATTATCATCATTGCCAGTTTCTCTATAAATCTTTACACTGGTGATACGCGGATTAAAAGCATACGTTTTATTAGGCGCTGTACCAGTTCCTGATTGATTGGGAATTCTAATGCTAATTTTATTACATTTATTAGAATTGCTTGTTGTAACTGTTCTAAAAATTGATGGCAAAGGTAATTCTTGGCCACCATCAAAAATAGGACTAAGCTTATAATTATATGTATCGTTATCTAAGGTAAGTCCAGTATTTGTACCTAGATTAACAGCTGTAAGTGACTGAAAATCAAGTTCAGATGTTGTTGGGTAACTTGGTGTAGCGTTTTGTGTGACATACTCATTAATTGTATCATTACCTTCAAAAAAATCACGACTAATATGTTGCAATATCTTAGCTGGATTATCAAGGTTATCTGTAGAAATTCTAAAATCTTGACCATGGTCATTCAAATCTACCCTGGTACTAGCTGTTACTGCGCTTCCTAAATCTTGTGCAGAACTAAAATTACTATTTAATTTTTTTATTTTATTGTTATGGTCATCAAACCCAACCCATATAGCTGGTATTTCAGCGTTGCTAGTATCTAAGTTAGATGGTGACCAGTATTGTAATTGTGTTAAGCGTACACTAGAAACATCTGTCGCGCTACCTCTACCATCATGCTTTGTAAGTGTACCTGGCGTATCTAATGAAAAATTTTGATTTTGCCTTGAGAATTCTAAACCAATATCAGTAGGGTCTGCGGCTGTAGCTACACCTTTAAATTCTTTAACATCAATTATCATTACATATATCCGACACTGGTCCTATCTGCTACAAAAGACATTTTACTATGGTCCTTATTTGCAACAGTGGCCCTAGCTTTTTCTCTATTTGCTACATATAGCGCATAGTGATTTTGATATTCTTTCATATTACCCATGTCTTGATGTATCATAGCCTTAGCATAATCCACTAAAAAATAATGATATGCTTCAGGGATTTCAGGTTTTGTGTCAGTAAAATCAAACTGAACGCCTTTAGTTCTACCAGCACCACCAATCCCTAATACATTCCAGGTTTCTACTATACTATTCCAGTTTGTACCATATGATGCAGAATATTGGTCACCTTCTCCACCAGTAACGAAAAAATCTTCATTGTCATTTGTAAATCCATTTGTTATGTTGGATATTACCATAGTACCCTCTAGGGCTTTTTCATATTCTATACGCTCAATGGTAGCTGTAGTGGTAGTTGAATTACTTGCACCAACTCTAGATTTAATAACATCTCCAGGCCTAAAGTATTCTGAAACAACATTATCAAATCTGACTTTCTTCATACCTGACACTGAACGTAAACTTGTAGGCACACCAACATATGTCAATGTAAGTACACCAGTTTTTTGAGGCCTGGGTAACATAGCAAATTTGTTATCTTCTATATAATACTCAAATGGCCTACCAAGTTTGACAAGGTTAGTATCCAAATCCCTGGTGTAGTCATAAGAGTTCGACATAGCACGATGTAATATGTGGGACCTAAATACTGGATTATCACACAACTCAATAAAGTCAGGCGGTAGTTCAACGTAATTTTTTTCCTTATAAAAATATATGTTTAATTTTTTTATGTTGCATTTTGTAAATAATGCAAAATCTTCCTGGGCCTCATCTAAATATAAACCAGCCCTTTTATCTAACTGACCTATACGACCCTCAAATGGTACTAATGTCCTAGCTATTAACTTATCCCATGTCATGGCCTACTCCAGTCGGTTGTTCGATAGTATACCTATCATTTAACATTTTTATCTGTTCCATTGCAGAAGCTTTAGCTAATTGTGACCTATCTGCTTTATTGTCCATTCTCCACAGTTCTGCTTCTGCTAAATCAATCATTATGTCATGCAATGCAGAATTCAATATAGGTTCTTGACTAGAACTAATATCTGCTGGTGTTTTTAAATAATATAAAACTGCGCTTGTAAAACCACCTACTTGTGCATTTGGTCTAATAGTTACATTATTACCAAACACCCAATACACTGGATTTACAGAATCAGCACCTAGATATTCATTTTCAAGTTTCTTTACATCCGAAAAAGGTATTCTAATTGCATACTTTGTCCCAAGCTGTACTGCACGAATACTATTTCGTATTGGGACCTGACTAGATTTATTAGTTGCATTACTTCCATCTAACGTAATTAAACCACCAGTACCACTTATTGTAACAGAATCTTTGAATTCTAACTCAGTTAAATAAGCTTCATGTAAAAAATTAGCTACCATTCTCTGTGCGCTATTTAAAGCACTATCTTTGGTAGCTGTATTAAAATTGTTTTCGCCAGTATCCTCTAATCGAAGACCTAGCTTTGTGTGCATTTGAGTTCTTGTCATGTACTTCAAGAGTTCCCTGGTCCATAAGAACCAGGGATTAACTCTATCTCTTTATTTAACTATTAAGATTCGATTGAACCAATGATAGCCCATGTTACACTAGCATCAGCCGCGGAAGTCTTAATATAAGGCTTACCATTAGTTGAGTCTATGTACAATGAACCTTTAGGACTTGCTTTAAGGTCACCAGAAGCACCAGTTGCTGGTGCGCCACCGCCGACACAAAAATCAACTCCACCCATTTCCATTACGAAAATTTCGCCAACCTTCTTCTTTGCAACGCCTACAGCTTTACCCTTTTGGTCTTGATTCTGACTAATTGCCATTATTAACCTCCTTAATAGGAAGAAGCTAAGTCATATACACGACCTAACATTCTTGGGTTACTGCAAGTCAAAGCGCCTAACCAGTAAATGTGTGCTATAGAAGCATCCTGATTGACTGGCTTATTAAAGCCCTGAAATGCAAAGTTACGAGAAGCGTGATGTCTAAATTTTAAATATTTAGAATTTAGGAAAAACATTTCCCCATCAGGACAATGGTCATCAACAACGATTGGTGTACCACGATATAATAGATTCTGGAAACCAGCATCAGCCAAAGACTGAGAACTAGCACCAAATCTCTTCTGTGCTTGTAAAGATTCTTCATAAGCATCAAAGATAACTTGAGTAGTTACGATTATATCAGGTGCATCATTGTCAATAGTACACTGACCATACATTTCTCTGATTATTTTCTGAATGTATGCGGCATTAGATGAATCAACCATATTTGCATAGGTTACACTATTACCAGCATCTTTTACATTAGCATCCCACCAAGTATAAGTAGTAGAGTCAATTCCACCCAAGCTTCTATCTACATTAATGATATGCTTAAGACCTAAGAATCCACTGCTTTCAGCTGGTGCTGTAGCAGATGAACCATCATTGTCTGAGTAAAGTTGAGAACCGAAAAGGTCCTTTAGTGATTTTTCTGCATTTTTAACCTTTGCAGAGATAAGGTCTACTACGCGTTCACCACCAGAGTTCAACGCTTCTTCCCTACCAGAGTAAGTAATAGAAGCATGACACTGAACCCAATCGAAAGAAGCATCAGTAAACAACTCTTGTGGAGAAGTATCTAATACATCATAACCATTGTAGAAACCTTTGGCACCTGACTTAGCATATTCAATAGGCTGAAGTACTTTATTACCACTGGCTGTTGGTTCAGAGTTTTGCAACATTTTAAAAGTCAAAATGTTTGACTTGAAAATGTTATCAACAAGAACTGGAATGAATTTATCACGCGTAACAGCGGTTAAACTATCAATTGAAAGTGACATTATTCATTTTCCCTTAATTTATTATTCAAAAAAATTATAGTTCTTTAATGCATCGGCCCTAGCAGACTTGTAATCCTTTGGTTTGCTAACTGGCTCTTCATGTAACCCTTTAACTGCACCTTCAGGTTCAGGTATGCTTTTCATGGCTTTTGCATTTCTAGCCCTATTTACTGCGGTCTTAAAAGCACTATCTTCAGCTGATGAATGGTAGGTTAAAACAAATGCATCTTGTAAACCATCAAAACCAGTAAAGCCTTTTTCAATGGCAGTCGTAATGACCTCATCCATTAAATTTTGGTCTTCTAGTTCAGGATGCTTTTGTTTGAGTTCAGTAAGGTCCTGGAGAACTTGCTTATCGGCTTCTTGAATTGCTTGTTCTTCTTCTTTCTCTCGCTGTAACTCGTTTAATCTATCTTCCAACTCCTGGACCCTATCTGAGTCCTTCGTGTCCTGATTTTGTATCTCTTCCGCTTTGCTAGGATTAAAGATGGGATGGTCATCATCTAATACACTTCGTAAGGCTTCTATTGCATCTTCATCATTACGCAAGTCTTGCCACACCTTGGTTTCAGCTTCAAAAGCTTTTCTCTCAGCGCTTAGTTCTTGTGCTTTTTCCGTATTTGATTTCTGCCAATCGTTCTTATTATTAAATGCTTCAAGTGCTTGGCTAATCGTTTCTATATCGTACTCATTGCCATCTAATTCCAAACTCTCGATTTCCATGCCATCATCCTGGCCTTCTGTTACCACCTCTTCTACTTGAGTTGATTGGTCCACAACGACATCTTCAAGTGGGGCTGTTGGTTCCACCCCTTGCCCAATAGGTGACTCATCAGTTGTTAAACTAGCCAATTCATCATTTGTTATAGATACACCTGAATAACTAGTTTTATATTCTTCTGACATAGATTCTCCTATTTTATGTTAAAATCTTTGTTATTTTTACAGAAGCATCAAACCATCAATATGATGATTTAGAAGATTTTTTATATTTAACCTTAGCTTTCTTTTTATACTTTTTTACTTTGACTTTTTTCTTAGATGTTTTTGATGTTTCCATCACACCTACGACTGTCTTACCTTTTTTATTTTTCATCTTTTGTAATATTTACTTTTACGTTGTAGTGTAGGACCTACACTATATTTCATTTTACGCTTCTTCTTTTTATCTTGAGGTAAAGGATTACCTTTACTATCCATAGCATATGTATCTTTTTTTGCCTTTTTTTCAGGTGCTGGATTCTTTTTATCATCATATGGAATCATTGACCTTATTTTCTTTTCTTTAGCAAACTTTACTCGCTTTTTAAGTTTTCGCTTAGCTTTTATAACTGGGTTTGCATCATTTACTTTTCTTACAACTTTTTTTAATTTTTCTAAATAAGCTTTTTTCTTACTCATTACTTCCCCACTTGCTTCATTGCAGTTTTATGTGCTTTATCAAATGACATACCACGATTAATCAATGCTTTCATAACTTTCATATGCTTAGAAGTATGGTGCTTCCTATGCTTTTTAAGCATCTCCATATATTTTTCTTTGTTATGCATATTTCTTTCTCTTCTTTTTTAATGCTTCCTTATATGCATTTTTCTTTGATTGTGATTCTTTTAAAGCTTTAGCAGTTGGCGCACCTTTTTCACCAGGCTTTCTCATTCTTTCGCCACTACCAGCTTTTATTCTTTTTCTTTTAGCATGTATATTTGCCCATAAACCTCTTTTAGCCACACTTACATCTCCATTTTCTTAATGCTTTATTTATTCTACTGTTAGGGTCCCTAGCTGTCTTAGCTGATGTTAACCTCTTTTTCATTCCGCACATTCTTGCACAAAAACTTTTACGTCTTGATTTAGCTTTACCTTTGGGATTTTTCTTTGTTACTGGTGCTTTTAGGTTACCCCCAGTGGCACGATTATAACTGGCACGACCTTTAGCATTAAGGCCACCACTTTTAGACTGCCCTTCTTTTCTAGTCCATGCTTGGCTCATTACCAACTCCTTGAATATTTTGTGCTAATGCTGGATTTGATTGTAGCTGTTGAAATATCTCATCTTCTGACATACCTTCAAACATAGATGGGTCCATCTGTTGCTGTGTTTCTTGTTGCTTTGCAATTAGCCTTTCAACGCCAGGTAGCCTCATGTTTTCTAAAATATATTGTGGGTCTTGAATCAATCCAGCTTGTGCTAGTGATAATATCTTTTCTTCTACATAAGCCCTATTATCGGGTAACATACTTCCTACCCTAGCGCGTACCATTGTATCAATTTCACTAAACTCCATACCCATGTAGTTTATTTGCATATCTTGACCTTCTGCATCTGTTGTAGCTAAAGTATGTATGGATGTACCCATATTTTTAATCATAGCTATCCACATCTGACCGAGTATTTGCATAGCGGCATCTAACTGCCTTGCTTTAAAATCAATCTTACTTGTGGCCGCGCTTCTGTATACTTGCGCTTGAACACCACTAGTTACGTTAGGTTCTTGCTTACCCATTGTAGCTTTATTCACACCCGAAACAGTCTCAAACATATCTACCAGTAGTTGGTAGAAGTTAAAAACGTATCCTGGTATAGAAGCTGGTTGTAACATCTGTACTTGACCAGGACCTCGCTTACGAATCACAGAACCAGGTTTATTATTTATTTGGTCTTGAACATCTGCTGTTTCATCTACAACAAACATAGGATTAGCGATTAGATGTACATTATCCATAACCTGGGATGCAATTCGGTCCAGTGCAAGATTTATACTCTTTAGTCTTTTCGGTTCGGGTTTACCCCAGAACGAATGTGCGCTACCACCATTCTTCATAACAACGTAAGGAAATGGATAAGGACATCTATTCATTTTATCCAGGAACTGATACTTACTAGGCCCATCGTATAGTATGATGTCGTTTGCCATGCACACCTTTCGTAGCCCACCTGGATATTTTGGTTTGCCAACCTTCTGTTTATCAGACTCTTCCTGAGTATATTCGACACTTCCATCTCTCATATACACTTCAACCAGTAAGGCCCGTTCTTCCAAGTTTTGCATAGCCTCAGTTTCACCTTCAAAGTAATTAGTCTCTGTCCCATGTGAATCAGTTACCTGGATAAGTGATTTATCACCTTGTTTAACTTCGGTAATCTTTAATGCCTCATATTCATTTAACTTACCCATAGGCTTAACTAAATGTCCTTTTTCAGGAAATAATTCTTTTATTTCATATATTGGCCTAGGTGCCATATGAATAACCCATTGTGCATTTTCTAGCTTTGTAGCACTAGGATTTACATAAAAACTGAATGGGTCCACAATGTCACAATCAGGTAAATCATCATGCATATTCCAGTTTATTTTTACAATACCAGTACCATAGACAAGATAGTCAGTAAGCCACTCAGGAACTAATGTTGCCATATCGCGCATATACCACAAATCATCTATTTGCGCTTGTAAAGTTTTGGCAACAAACTTTGATTCATCAGAAGCACCCACTGGTATTACATCTATCTTCGGAGGCTGAGATGACATAATAGGTATTTGGGTATCAATAACATTTGCTATCATGTCTAAGGTTAACTGGTTTCTAAATTCAGGCATGGACATACCTTCCCAATGTTCGCCCATATATAACTTTTCAGATTCACGCCACAATTGACCAGTTTTTCTTCTGGCCCTTTTTGCGCTATCCATCATAGCATTTATTTTCTTTACTAATTCTTTTTCTTCGTGGGTAGGTTTGTATTCTTGCATTTAATCTCCAATAATTGGATATTCACTTAAACCACTTGCAGTGGTAATAATATCCATATATGCTTCACGAACATCAGGAGCCATCTCATTAAGTTCGTCATCTTCTGTAATTTCAACTCTAAACCATTCATGTGTTTCAAAATCATATTTCTCAACTACCCTCGTAACCCTGGCGTGTCTGTTTTGTTTGCCTCGAACTTTTGCATTAGTTTTTGAATCCATGGTTTGGCTTCTTCTTCTTCTGGTTTACCTATGGCCATCATTTGATATCTAACACTATCAAGAAGATGGTCAGGTCCAGTCGTATCTAAATCTTCAGGCCGCTTAATATCATGAACAAGCATTGGTATAGTCTCGATAAACTTCCTACAAGTCTTGAAAACAAAAAACTTAGGCGGCGTTTCTTCATCCCATTTTAGATACTCGCGCAGAAGGTTCCAACCATTCAAGCGGTTATTATTAGCTTTTATTGCATTTATTCCACCTTTTCGTAACAAATCTGCTATTGCTTGATGGGACCCAGCTGGTATATCTGAACGATTTGAATTCATTGGGTTACGAATCCACATACTAGGGTCACCTAAAGTCATTCTATATTCCTCACCCTCACTTAATGCATTAATTGCATCAATGTGACCACTTAATTCCATTTCAGCCACATAATACTCCTTGTATAGGTAGCAATCACCACTAGGGCTTACTGCTATCCAACTAACAGCAAAAGGTGCCTTATAACCATAATCTATGCCGCGAAACCTATACCATGTACTAGGAATTCTAAATGGTTCTACGACATGCACATCATAACGCCATTGACTAAAATATTGTCCATAGTAGACATCCCAGTCACCATCAAGCCATGCGCGGCGTAATTCTTCTGGTAACCCTTTTAACATTTCCATATATCCTGGGTCCTCGCGCATCAGTGTTGGATTGTCATGTATTTTACTTGGTATGAATATTCTAGTCCTAGATGTTACTGGGTCGTAGTATGTTTTTTCTGGTTCATTAGATAAGAACCTAGATTTGAACCAATTATGACCAGGTCCACCAGGATTACATGTTAAAAATATTTGGGGGGATAGCCCAATTGTGCTACGACAACTAGAAATAAGCTTCAAATAATCTTCTTCATCACCTATCAATGTAGCTTCCTCAATACCCATTTTATGGTATTCGTGACCCTGGTATTTCTGATAGGCTTGTTTATCCATTAAATGGCCAGTTCTAATAATGGCACCAGTGGGGAATCTAAATTCTGCTGGATTACCAACAACATCTACATCCAGGTGCTTATACATCTGTGTAGCCCTATCTATGTAATCTCGTAAGTCATCGTAGTTTCTACGGATAATAAGGCCTCTATAAAGTGGATTATTAAGGTATTCGGGGTCTACCATCCATGCCATTAGACAGCTGGATTTACCTCCACCACGACTACCACCAAAGGCTATTTCAAATTCTTGCCTTGCTAGTGCAAATGCTTGTCTTGGGTGCGGTTCCCAATGTATTTGCATTTTTACTCCCCCCAGTATGTGTTTTTTCTGTACTTGGTTTGTTCGTACTTTGTCATATCCTTCCAGCATTTAGGTAGATATTCAGCACGATTATCACAGCCACTTGCCAATCCGCAGTATGTGTATGTTTCCTTATCGACTACGCCACTATGTATATTGTAATTAGATTTGGTAGCAAAAGCGCATTTACGACTTATTTTCGGGCATACATCAAACATATTCTTCCCTTGGTTTTATTGGTTGTCTTTACGACTATAAAAAGTTTTTTCATATTCTGTCTGGGACTCCTACATGATATTCGGGCCGATGGGACCCGACCAATGGGATGGCCCCCCTCGCAAATAATTTAATCGGTGTCGATACACATTATAAATATTTTCACAAGGCAAAGCGACCCAGCCCATTACAATAACATGCAGACCTCCTCGGTACAGCATCATCTGGCTCACTATTGGCTCACCTCTGGCCCAGGGTCACCAACGTCACCAGGGGACTCGGTAGGCAGAAAAGTTTCGCTCACAGCCTGGCCAGTCGTACCTATTTTAGGTGGGTCAAGCGGCGCCTTCTCAGGCAGAACAATCACCCCAGTTATACCCTTCTGTTCCACTTCCAATTGCATTGCTTTTAAATCTGGAACCAGCTTTGGCAGTAGGATACGCCACGCTGATACCTGGCGCTTATCATCATCATTCATAGCTACATCAAATAGCTTCTGTATTAATTCGTTCTTCTGTGGGTGGTTACGAACCAGGTCCTTCACTGACGTTTTAGGCCTCCCAGTGGGATTACCTGACTCTCCTTTTGTAAATGGCATTCTATTGTTTTTGCATTGTTAATTGACCTGATTATATGGTAGGCAGATGTACGCTTTCAACACATAATTATATTATTTTAAAATATTACTTGCATATTATTATGCTACACTGCTACATTTGACATGTCAAACAAACCAAGAAAAAAACAAAACAAGGAGATTATATGTTTTTAGTTACTGATTATAAAGTTAAAACCAACATCACAACTGAGTCTTTTAAGAAGTTCATCAAGAAGTGTATTGACTATGATATCTTCGCTAACATGGACCAGGGTGTTATCAAATTTCGTGCTGACTATGTTGTTGACATGCGACCAGCACATAGTGAAGCCAACTACGCTGTCTGGAACTGGATGGGTACACTCAGACTAGTTGATTACAGCCAACCAGATGCATTCTCAAAGCAGTCAGGTGACTGGCCAATCATTACTGATATCTATTTCAGTAAGGAACTCAACAATACAATCTGCATCCATACTACTCTCGATAGTTCTGAAGAAGAGTAGCATCCATACTGATGATGGCCCAGGTGGTTCCTGGGCCGAAACACTAAGTGTCTATGGTAACCAAAAATAACAAAAGGAACAGCGATATGAAATTAGCAAATAGATATTCAAAGGGTGTCACATTACACAGCAAGTCAGAAGGTGACTTAAGATATTCCCTCAGACGTAAGGTCATCAATGTAATCTATGACACCAACAGAAGATTACAAGCGCTTGGAATGGCTCGTCTACCTAGAATTGAGGTCAGGATTGTTAAGTCAGCTAACTATGCTGGAATGGCTTACATTGG